AGGCAGCATTGACCTCCTTCCGCTCGACACCCTCGCCAACGCCCTCATCCAGTGCTACCGCGCCCGGGAAGACATCAAGTCCCAAATCTACGAAATCACGGGTATCTCGGACATTATCCGTGGCACCTCGTTCGCCAGCGAAACCGCGACCGCGCAGCAAATCAAAGGCCAATACGCCGGATTGAGACTGCGGTCGATGCAAGAGGACGTTGCCCTTTTTGCGTCGGAACTGATCCGTTTGAAGGCGCAGGTAATGTGTCTGCATTACCAGCCCCAGACCATCCTTGCCTACGCTGCCGCGCAGCAGATGACGCCAGCCGACCAACAGTTGATCCCGCAGGCGCTGGAATTGCTGAAGGACAAACCGCTGCGAAACTTCCGCGTGGACATTGCTGCCGACAGTCTTGTGATGCTTGACGAAAACCAGAACAAGCAAGACCGTATGCAGTTCTTGCAAGCATTTGGCGGGTTCCTTGCTCAAGCCCTGCCGGTTGGTCAGGCCAGCCCGCAGATGGTGCCGATGATGATGGAACTGCTGCGCTTTGGTATGCAGGCGTTCAAGGCGGCCCGTCCGATTGAGGGTCAGATCGACGCCACGTTGCAGCAATTGCAGCAGGCGGCCATGCAGCAGCAAAACCCTGAGCAGCAAGGCAAGCAAGCCGAGATGCAGCAAAAGGGCCAGTTGGAGCAAAGCAAGATGCAGATGGAATCTGCCCTTACGCAAGCCAAGATGCAGCATGAGATGCAGATGGAGCAGATGCGGAACCAAGCCAAGATGGCGATGGAGCAGCAGAAAATGGACTTTGAGGCACGCCTCAAGGCTGCCGAACTGCAACAAAAGCAGGCTGCTGACCGTTACCGCGCTGACCTTGACGCACAAACCAAACTGGTTATTGCCCAGATGGGTAAGACAATGCCAACGCCACCGTTTGAGCAATGAAACGCACCTACATTTACATTGACGGCGAGTTTGTAGAGCGTAAGAAAGACGCTAAGGGGCGTTATCACTACGTCATGCCTGACATCGTGCCGTACAAAAGCATGATCGACGGCAAGATGGTTACCTCCCGCTCGGAACACCGACGCCACCTCAAGGCAAACAACTGCATTGAGGTCGGCAACGAAGACCCGAGCAAACACGGAAGGCGCGAAACGCCGGTAGACACCCGGTTGGAGCGCATCAAGCACATGGTCAACACACGCCTGACCAATGAGCAAGCGGATCGCATACTGCGCGACCTGCGCCAGCACGCTAATTTCACCAATCCCCACAGGAGAGGCTAATGGACGAGCAAGTAGAACGAGACGAAGCCCCACAGGCAGAGGTCACAGACCGTCGTGCGATGCTGGAGCAAGGGTTAGAGGCAGCCGAAAAGGGCGAGCCGGTTGATGGGCGTGACGCACAGGGCCGGTTTGCGCCACGGGCGACTCAAGTTGAGCCACCGGAGACGGAGGCAGAACCGCCGGTATGGCGTCGTCCTCCCGCGTCGTGGAAGAAGGATTACCACGAGGTTTGGCAGAAAGCCGACCCGAAGATGCAGGAATACGCATGGCAGCGTGAGGAACAGATGCGGGCAGGGGTAGAACCGCTGCTTTCCAAGGCGCAGTTTGCCGACACGATGCAGGAAGCCATCGCGCCGTACCTGCCGACTATTCAAGGCATGGGATTGTCGCCCGAAAAGGCGGTGTCGGCCCTGATGCAAGCCGACTACACGCTGCGTACCGCCCCGCCGCAGCAAAAGATGCAGTTATTTATGCAACTGGCGCAGTCCTACGGCATCCAATTGCCTACGGGCGGCCAGTCGCCACAGCAGCAGCCGCAAGCGCAAGTTGACCCGCTCGTATGGCAACTCCAAAACGAGTTGAACAACGTGCGCGGCGAGGTAATGGGCTGGAAACAGCAGCAGGAGATGCAGCAAAACCAGCAACTGCTGGGTGAAATCAACCAATTTAGTATGAAGGCCGATCATTTTGAAGAAGCCCGCCCGACCATGATCCAACTCCTACAGAGTGGCATGGCCGAAACGCTGGACGAAGCATATGAAAAGGCTATTCGACTGAACCCTGACTTGTTTGAGCAAATCAACAAGGCCCAACAGGCTGAAGTTGCCGCTCGACAAGCCAAGGAGCAGAACAAGGCTGCGAAAGCGGCCAGAGCAGCAGCGGTGAGTGTCAGAAGCGCCACACCCGGCGTAAACACGGCTCCCAAGGCAGCAAACCGTCGTGCGCTCTTGGAGGAGGCATTTTCCGAATCCGAGTCGCGCTTATAACCACTGATATAGGAGCATAAAAATGGCATTTGCCAACTCAAGTATCAGCGACATCATTGCTACCACGATTCAGAGCCGTAGCGGTGAACTCGCTGACAACGTGACGAACAACAACGCTTTGTTGCGTCGTCTCAAGGAGCGCGGGAACGTCAAGACGTTCTCGGGCGGTAACGTGATTTTGCAAGAAATCATGTACAACGACCCGACCACCAACAACACGAATTCCTATTCGGGATACGAAGTGTTGAACGTCGGCCAGAACAGCCCGATTTCGTCGGCGCAGTTCTCCATCACGCAGTACGCTTCCGCCGTGACCATTTCGGGTCTGGAGATGATCCAGAACTCGGGCAAGGAGGCGATCATCGACCTTCTTGACGGTCGCATGGAAGTCGCGGAAGCCCAACTTGCTAACCGCATTTCGGGCGACCTGTACGGCGATGGCACCGGCAACGCGGGCAAGAACCTCACGGGCCTTGCTGCGGCTGTGCCGGATGACCCGACCACCGGAACCTACGGCGGCATCAACCGCGCCGTGTGGTCGTTCTGGCAGTCGAAGGTGTTTGATGCCTCGGTCAGCGGTTCTGGCGTTGTGTCGTCCACCACGATTCAGGGTTACATGGACGCTCTGGCCGTCCAACTCGTTCGTGGCACCGACAAGCCTGACCTGATCGTTGCTGACAACAACTACTACCGTTATTACTTGCAGTCGCTGCAAGCCATCCAGCGCATCACCGAGTCCGGCTCGGGCATGGCTGGCGCAGGCTTTGCCTCGCTCAAGTATTACGGTGCCGGTATGGCGTCTGACGTCGTGCTGGACGGTGGTATCGGTTCCTCCACCTACAATTCGGGTGCTGGCAACGCGAACCACATGTGGTTCTTGAACACCAAGTACCTGCACTTCCGCCCGCACAAAGATCGTAACTTTGTGCCGATTGGCGGCGAGCGGCAGGCCGTTAACCAAGACGCCATTGTGAAACTTATCGGCTGGGCGGGTAACTTGACCTGCTCGGGCGCTCAGTTCCAAGGCGTGCTGATTGACTAAGAGGGCAAACAAATGTCTATTTCTGTAAGCAATATGATTGGTGTGTCGCTTGAATACACCGACACCTCGCCCTCGTTTGCCGTTGGCACCGTCGTCAACCTGAGCGATGGCGGACAGGCCCTGTACGTGCAGGCGGCCTCAACTTGTGCAACGTGGTCGGCTGTGACCGTCTCCGTTGACAACAAGGTGGCTCCGCTGACCACGACCAACTCTGCCAATTCCAAGGCGGTTGGTTTCGCACAGGTGTCCATTGCCTCGGCTTACTACGGCTGGGTGCAGTTGGGCGGCAAGCCCCGTGTTAGCGTGTTGGTCGGTTGCCAGCCGAACGTCCCGCTGTTCACGACCGCAACTCCGGGATCGCTTGACGATGCCACGGTGACTGCGGGCTTGGTGGCGGGCCTTGTGGCAACGACGTCGGCGGCCTCGGCCTCCGCTGTCACTTGCATTGCCGGTTACCCCCATGTCCTAACGGGGTTGAACGCGTAATGCAGCCTCTGGAGATCACGGTACAGGCGGCGGGTACGGAGGAGGAACTATGTTCCAACATCCGCTCGGCGCTTGCCCGTGGTCTGCCAGAACTGACCCTCGCTCCCACCAAACACGATGGCAACATGGTGTTGGTGGCGAGCGGGTGGTCTATGCCCGATTTCATAGACGAAATCAAAGCGCACCGCAGGGCCGGACGGCCCATTGTGGCAATCAAGGCGGCGCATGATTTCTTGTGTGAAAACGGCGTACAGCCGGACTTGTGGATCAACCTTGACCCGCGTGACCGCACGAGCGGCATCAAACTGCTGAACGATCACACGATTTATATGCCAGCCTCGCGCTGCCCGCCCTCGACGTTTGACTACCTCAAGGGTAGAAAAATGCTGTTGTGGCACTCGTGGGCGCCGGGGCCGGAGATGGAAGCCATTGGCCCGGGCAAGGTTGCCGTGGGCGGCGGCACGACCTCTGGCCTGCGTGCCGTCAACATCGGGTACCTGCTGGGGTTTCGTAATTTTACGATGTACGGCTACGACAGTTGCAACCGTGCAGATGGCCTAAAGCGGTTTACGGGCGAATACACCGGCCCCTCGGTTGACATCTGGGTGGGCGGCCCCGAAGGCAAGAAGTTCAACTGCAACATGGCGATGGCCCAGCAGGCCAACGAGTTTCAAAAACTGTTTTCGGTTATGGGCGATATAACGGTAGACGTTAAAGGGCCGGGGCTGATTGCTGAAATCATGCGTGTACGCCACGAGCGGAAGGCAGCCTAATGGCTATTCCGTCCCGCGTGCTGAACAGCGGCGTTACGCAACTGTCCACCGTGTCAATTTGCGGCGATGGGAACGCAAGCATAGCGGCAGCGGGTACGTCGGCAGGCGATGCCACCACGCTGACGTATGTATACAACAACGTCACGACCGTAGGCGCTGGCGCAGGCGTCAAATTACCGCCGACCGAAATGGGCGAAACCATCATCGTCAAGAACACAAGCGCCAATCCGTTGACGGTTTACCCATACAACACGAGCAGCAGCATCAATAACGTAGGGTATGGCACGATCAACCCCGACTGCTCGGCCTTGTTCTTTGCCGTAAGCAATACGCTGTGGGAGGAACTGCAAGGCTTTGGCCGCGCCGTGCCAATCCTGCATTTTGGTGCGTTCAGCGACACCACGCTACAAACGGCGGCATCTATCAACACCGCCTACGGGATGACCTTTAACACCACCGACAGCAGCAATGGCGTGTCCATTGGGTCGCCGTCGTCCCGTTTGGTTGTGGCCTACCAAGGCGTCTACAACGTGCAGTTTTCGGCACAGTTAGACAAAACCTCGGGCGGCGTGGGCAACATTTATATCTGGTTGCGTAAAAACGGCACCAATGTTGACAACACAGCCACTACCGTCGCCATTCAAGGAAGCGCAGCGCGTACCGTCGCCGCGTGGAACTTCATCATTCAACTAGAACCAACAAACTACGTTGAATTGATGTGGGCGACGGATGATACAAGCGTTAGAATTCTTGCAGCCAGCGCCACAAGCGTTTGGCCTGCGATCCCCTCGGTCATTTGTACCATCACACAGGTCAACAACCTGTAATCCCCACAGGAGCAAGGACAA